AGGCAAGGTAGATGCAGATAAAAAATATAGTTATAAGCACTTAACTCCAAACTACAATTATAAAAAACTAGACGCAAAAATTAGAAAATTAGATACATACACAAGAGATTAATAAATGGCTAAGTCGGATGCCGAAAAGAAAAAAGATTTTTTAAAAAAGCATGGGCTTAAAAGATTTAACAGTTGTGTCATCCGTACTGAAGGCGGTAAGAAAGGTAAGGTTGGAATACTCGTTAACGGGAAGCCCAAGCTTATTCGCTTCGGTGACGCTTCTATGGGTCATAACTACAGTCCAGAAGCTAGGAAGTCATTTAAGGCTCGTCACGCTAAGAATATTGCGAAAGGTCCGACAAGTGCTGCGTACTGGGCAAACAAATGTTTGTGGGCAGGTAGAGGTGGCTCTAAAAAAAGTCCACCAAAAAGTCAGAAGTATGTTAAAGGTGCAAGGGCGTAATTAATTTAAGTGGCATATTTAAATCACAACTTACCATCATTTAGTGCATACATAAGAAATGAATATTTATACGACCATCAAAAAGGTCATGGCGAATATACTTTTGCAGATATACACACAGTAAATAGTTTAGAGAGAAGAGCATTATTATTTGAATGTTTATTACCCAACGGAGTAAACTGGACAAGAAGACCTATCCATGCATTTTGTTGGAAGAAAGATGCACCCAAACATAATTTAAATATACATCAGTATTGGGATTGCTTTTCACCTTATGTTGATGTTAATAGAAGAAATAGATTAGCAAACATGAGAGCAGAACTTGTAGACTATAAAGGTGTTAAAAGAAAAGGCACATACATGTTTACAATAGACTGGGCATGGGAAAACAAAGCAGCAATGTTAGATACTAACTTTAGTGAAGACCCTGAACACAAATGCGCCCACATGTTTAGAATGGATGACGGAAACTTTTTTGCATATCCAAACAATAGAACTATTTGGTATGACGATGCATTTATGGAAAAAAGACTAACAGAAAATCCAGGATATAAGATAGACCAAAATTTTTATACAGTAGAGAATACTAGAGAGGAAGATGTCACAACTGATGATTCATACATGACGCAGTTTGAAAGACCTTAGTGAAATTATTCTTTGACCATATTACTGGCAAACTAACTAACCACGATTTAATTTATTCTCTAGCTTTAGCTAACTTTGAAGAAAAAGAATATTGTCAGGCTTTTGAAAATGGATGGATACCTTTATCATGGTACTATACAGATTTAGATAAACTAACTTGGATTAACGCTAGGAACACAAGATTACTTTTAAAAAAATTTACATTTAGTAAAAAACAAAGAAAGATATTAAGAAAAAAAGATATAACAGTAGAGGTACATGATAAATTAGATGATACACTTTTCACTACTATTTCCGATATTTATAAAAAATATATTAGATATAAAAAATTTCATGAAACGGACTTTGAAAAAGAAAGCGAGTTTTTTAAAAAAGAAGACAACATTGATTGGAAATATTTTATCTATTATCACAAAGATAAACCGATAGCATTTACGGAGTTAAAAGTTTTCGATAGTAAACATGTTCTAACGGGTCAGTTTGCTTGGGATTATCAACATCCAAAATTAGGAATGGGAACATATGCAACTTTATACGAGATAGACTGGTCCATCAAAAATAAATGTAAAAAGTATTATTTAGCTTACGGATACGAAAAGTCAAATATATATAAATCTAGATTTGATGGATTTGAATTTTGGAATGGTAGAAGTTGGTTGAGTGATAAAACATTATATAAAAAACTTTGTGAACACGACACAGAAGTAAATACAATACAAGAACTAAATGCATATCAAAAAAAATATTTTGAGGTTATAAAATAATGG